CCCCACTCTTCCTCACCGCCCACATATTCAAGGGCAGCCTTGGACTCAGCGTCCATACGGAACTTTAGGTTATCAACATAAGAGTCGATTAGACTTGCATCAACACCTGTGGCTATGAGAGCATTTTTAGCCTCGTCACTCAGGTTACCTTCTTGTTGAATTTGCTGAATTAATGAGTCAACGTCAAGGCCAGCGTTGCTGACTATATTGAGGGCTGCGTTATCGGTCTCCGCTTCTGGTGCGGCCTCTGTGCTTTCCTCGCCTTCCGTTGCCGTATCGGGTGTATCCCCTTTCATACGGTACTCCAACTCAGCAGCGTGTGCTTGCCAGTTGTACTCACCAGTTTCAGCATTATAGAATTTGTCCTGTCCGTTCTCTGGTTTGAGAGGGATGGGGGCTGAGTCTATATTCTCACTTGATGGTGTCCCATGGCCCGCGTTGAATTGGGCAGCTTTTTGCTGGTTATATTCATCTGAGCCATTCTCTGGTTGTGTAGCTTGTTCTGTCATTTAGTATCCTGTAGGGGACATTACATCCCTTGTTCTACTGCTTGTTGTGCCATAGCTGCACCACCAGCTTCCGCTGCTGATCCTAACCCTGACTCTACTTGTCGTTGCTGACGCTTCTGTGCCACTTCATCTTCGGTGTTAACAGCATCTTCTAGAGATAAACCATTAAACGCCTTACCAAGAAGCTTCTCCCATCGAACATAGTCGAGGATTTCTGGAGGTAAGCCCTGTAAGAATTGAAGTGCCGAACCTACGCGTTGAACATCTTGCTCACGGCCTAAACTTTCTAGACCAGTTAGAACAGTAGGCTCAACAACGCCTTCGGGCCATGGGGGTAACTTACCCTGCGCTTGCATCTGAGTGATTAATCGGTTAAGACGGGCAGACTGCATGTCACGAGATAGCATTGAGAACGCTCCACCTAGGGAACCCTCTAACTCTTCTGCCATCATCTTTAGTTCATACGCTGTAACACGCTCACCTTCACGCTGGACGCTTGAGTTCATCAAGAATGCCGCAGCTATCTCACGCTTCTTCTCGTCTAGTTCTGCTTTTGCTACCTGTAAACCAGGCGCATTTTGATAAGCTAACATTCCCAAGTCTTCTGGGTTACCAACTACATACTCACCATTATCAGCCTTAGACAATCGTCTGCGTAGGTTAAGACCACCAGCAGCGTTAGGGCGTATCATCATAATGTGGCGTGAGGCTAATGCAGCCCCATCTAACATTGACTTAGACAAGCCGTCCACAGCCATGAGATCACCTAAATGCTCTTCGCATTTGCCACGACCATAGTCTTCTCCAATAACAGAAGTCCACCGTAGCGCGTTGAACGGACACACATCATATGTTCCTACGCTATTAGGAACCTTACTGCCACTGACTTCTTGATGCACATCATACTTACCTTCCTTGTTATATTTACAAGAGGTGTAGATAGGCACACGTTGAGTCGGGGCATCTTCAGCTTTAAGCATTGAACGTACAGATGCGGGTAGGTTGTTGGGGGAGAAATATTCTTCAATGATTATCTCTGTCACATCACCTGTCATGTCCCTCACAACCACATACTGGTCTAATCGAAATACCCGCATACGGTTATCAGGGAGAACCTGTTCTAACGCGTTGCCTGTGGTTATAAGATACTGGAGAGTTAGGTGCGTAGGTTGACGCCACTGTTTTCTCTCAATCTCATTACTGATTGCCTTCTCAGATAGAGCTAAACCACGCTCGGTTTCCTGATCAGTTTCCATCTCGCCTTGCTGCATCAATATTTCAGACGGTATTTGAAGACGGAACGAACTCATGCCCGGTGGGTACATAGCAATCATTAATCTACTAGCTAAACTAACTACGGCCCTAGCACCAAGCCCTTGATAGGGGGCTGGTAAGACGGTGTGTGAGTTGTGTCCTTGGGGCGGTAGTAATGCAGGGATGGTTATTGCTGAACACTCCCGTGCGCGAGTAAGGAAAGGCTCACGCCTACTCTTTAACTGTTCGTATCGGCCTTGGGTTGTATCAGTCATACCCTACCTCTATAGACTTAGGCCGCTGCCGCTGCCATTCTTAGGGTTACTAGAGTAGCCTCCAAGTTGGATGCGGAAAGACTTACGACCTTTCTTCTTAGATTGTTCTTCGTTGCTTTTTACAGCAGCTTTAGTAACTTCCTTTTGCTCTTTAGCCTTTACTTGCGCGGGTGTCTTTTTGACAGGTGCAGCGACTACAGGTGCAGGGGCAGGAGGTGGCGAAGGGGAAGAAAATAAATTGCACATTACTTCTCTCCTTCTTTTTTAGTTTTCTTAACAGCCTTTTTAACTTCAGTAACTGCGGGTGTTTTAACTTCGGTATTACGATTATGTTTTAAAATGCCCATGGGGATTTATCCTTGTGTAGAAATGACCTGAGTGTTTAAATCCCGCCGCCTCATATAACCTGCCTGTTTCTTTAATAAACAAACCTGTAGTTAAGCCTAGGTTAATGCGGGTTGCTCCTAGTTCTACCGCCCACTTGTCGTACTTTTTAAGTAGTCGTAGAGCAGCGGATGATCCTCGTTGTTCGGGGTGAACATAAAGAAATAGATCACAGGTAGAAATTGTAGGGCCAAAGTATTCGGTTACAGCTACCGCGCCTAGCATTCCAGTTATTTGCCCATCCGTTGTGGATACAAATAGCGATGCTAAGTCAGGATGATCTAGTGATAAGTGTGCGAGCTCTAGTAGCTTGTTTTCATCCAAAGGAAGTTCCCTATACACGGGACTCTCTTGGTGCATTAGGTGTGCTAACGAAAGCATAGACGGAAAGTCTTCTTTAATGCACTGGCGTATCTGACGATTCATCAGCTTCCTCCTGCCATACCATTAGTTCATCGATCAGTTCCCGCATCCCCGCATAGCGGTGTGCTGATATTTCTGATTCGTTGTACGCAATACACTTGGCAGGGTAATGCTTGTGAAGTAGAACTAAAAGTTCGCGGGAAGATTCGGGAAATTCTGGAAGAGTTTGCTCTTCTATTTCGTTACTCATTTTGATACCTCTGGCATGAGCGCCGACAATGGGAATAAAAGTACACTATCAGAGAGGGGAATCTCCGATAGTGCGTAAAGTTAATGCTACCCAAGACAAGGGGTATAAGGGTTTTAAAACTTTACCAACACTTAGGTCCAGGATTTTTATTTCCTGTTAAGCGGGTGGATCAGTTCAAGCGATTCTTCAACATAATCCTCTACCACAGTACTAGGCGACAGTCCGAGATCCACACGATCTTTAACTTTCTTCTGACCTATGGGTATTGGATTACCAAACAGCCTTTCCCAGTTGTTGGTATAAGCTTCAGAGTTTGCTTTACTTACGATCTTCTCTTCTTCACTCATGAATCAGTCCTCCTTGCTTGCTGATAAGATACGCTCTGAGAAAAACACCATCTTCTCTGCGTCATACACAGAGTTGTTGCCCTTCTTCTCCTTACCTTGACGGGCAGCGGCTGAACGCCATATGGCCTTGAACACATTGCCCTCTGCAAATGTCATTTCTAAAGATTCGATAATGTCATTGCATTCAGCTTTATAGGAGGTGGGTATTGTGGTGGGGTTTCTGACGGCTACACGGTAGTAGCCAGCACTGCCCCCTGTGTGTTCCTCAGTTATGGTAGGGTCAGGCAGCAAGGTTTCTTTAGCGTTATAGATACAAACGTCACAATGACTAGGGTTAAGACCCATTGGGTGACCGCATTTAGTACAATCATAATGTGCCATTTAGTGCCTCCAATCTTCCTAGCTTACGTTGAGTCCACAGAGCAACCTGCATGATCTCTGCTGGCGTACAGTCTGACTTCATCCTGTTTGCCCTCATTGAGATAACAGCCGTGTTGTCAGGTGTGTAACCTATAGATGGATCAAGACGATCTAAAGTAGCACTGGACGCCCCACCACCTTGATTGTTTCCAGCACTCAGGGATATACCTAGCACAGGACAGCACTCAGGGATGTTTAGATCTGTAACATCTAAGTTAAAAGGTATGCCAGCGCCACGCGATCTGTACTTCGCGTTGGCAATCATAGACTTCTTGTGTTCGACTGAACCAAACTTATATTTAATAGCCATTTATAATCCCCCCTTATCAAATGCTTTAATCCACATTGCACACGCCCCGCTTCGGACTATGTCTTCCATACCAAACTCAATTAATGACACAGGCAATCCTTGGGTTTTAACCAATCGAATTACTGTCTCTAGTCCAGAGGTAACCTTAATGTCCCGCTGTCTAACATCACCATTCACCACGACAGTGCAGTCTCTACCCACACGACTTAGAAACATCTTCATTTCTTCGGGCGTGGTGTTCTGCGCCTCGTCAAGAATGATGAAGGCGTTGTCGAAAGTCCGACCACGCATGACTTCAAACGGAATTATCTCAATAGCTTTATGTTTCATGGCGATGTCATACTGACCACCACCCATTCGCTTACGAATGACATCGGTGAACGGGACAACCCACGGGGCTATCTTCTCTTCCATAGTGCCTGGAAAAAATCCTAACGACTTAGACCCAGTGACGTTGGGACGGGTTAGGACGATCTTATCGATCTGTCCTAGCCTGTATAAGTCTGCCGCCACAGTAGACGCAATAAATGTTTTACCCGTACCCGCAGGGCCAAGCACCACGACCTGATCGTTGCACATCAATGCTGCAATATAGTCGGCTTGCGTGTCAGTCTGAGGCCGTAGGGGCGGCACAGCATGACGCTTGTCGTCTAGGAACTTATCCTGCACATCCCGATTGGGCTTACGTTTGTTCTTCCTTACCTTTCGCATTACCATCCCCATGTATCACCCGTCATTCCATCAGCACTATAATCAGTCACACGACCTTCAAAGAAATTCTTAAAGGAGTCGCCACTCAGCACCCAATCAAGCCAAGGCAGAGGGTTCTCCGCTATGTCCCAGTTAGGCTTTAACCCTAGGTTAGTTAGTCTTCTGTCTGCGATGTATCGGATGTAGTCCTTGACTTCACTAGCCGTGATACCTTCGACACTTCCCATGTCAAACGCCAGATCAATAACTTTATCTTCAAGCGCGACAGCAGTTCGGTACATTTCGTATACAGATAATTTAAACTCGTCATTAACGACCTCTGGATTTTCTTTGAGGTAGATACGAAACAACTCAGTCATTCCGTCTACATGCATGGTTTCATCGCGGATAGACCACTCTACGATTTCACACATTCCTTTCATTTTTCCGACACGCTGAAAGTTCAATAGCATTACGAATGCTGAGAACAAACTCATGCCCTCGTTGCACACAGTTTGTGCTAATGCTCTAGCAAGGCCAGCCTTGGTGGACACATCGAAGTCCTGCATGAACTCAAGCTTATCTGACATTTCCTCATACTCAAGAAAGGCTGAGTATTCAGACTCTGGGAATCCAAGCGTGTCATTTAAGAAGGCGTAAGACCTCATATGAATAGACTCTCGCTGAGCAAAAGACATCATCATCATTCGGGCTTCGTTGTTTTTAATGTTAGGGAGAAACACTTCAACGTATGATCCTCCAACAACCACATCAGACTGAGTGAACAAGCGAAGGATTTGCTGGATAAACTCCTTCTCTGGTGCGCTAATCTTCCCTGACTTCCACTGGTTAACGTCCTCCATTAAGGAGGCTTCCCATTCACCCCAGTGGATCTTGTCGTGTTCGATTGCACGGTTGACTAGGCTAGGGTATTGGAAGGGCTTGTACGCTGTACTAGTTTCTAACAGACTCATTATTTATCCTTGGCATGATAGGCATTCATCATCATCTGCGTAATCTTTTAAAGCCACTCTGGTAGCTTTTACAGAAACATTGTCGGCTTTAGCGCCAGCACTGGTGCGGAGATAGTAAAGACCTTTAAGTTTTTTGTTAAACGCCCGTAAGTGGACTTCGTTGACATATGATTTGTCTGTCCCCGCAGGGAAAAACAAGTTGACCGACTGACCTTGGCAGATGAATGGCTGACGAGCGGCTGCGTGATCTACAACCCACCGCTGATCCAACTCAAAAGCGGTCTTGTAAACATCTTTATGCCAATCGTTAAGCCAATTTAAATGCTGCACAGATCCTTCATTTAGAATGATCGACTTCCACTGCGCCTCCACCCATTCGATGTCTGGGTTGTGTGCTTTGATTACCTTGTCTAAGTACAGGTTCTTAACAAGGTGAGAACCTACGCGAGTACGGTGTGTATACGCATTAGATTTCCAAGGCTCAATCGAAGGTGAACAACCCGCTAGTATCGAACTGTTGGCATTAGGAGCAATAGCTAACAAGTGTGAGTTACGAACACCTTCAATGTCAGGACACGACCCACGTTCTTCTGCTAGATATACAGTAGTAGATCGAGCTTGAGCTTTGATGTGTGTAAACATATCTTCATTCAGTGTGGTAGCCATTGGAGATTCCCACGGCACTTCTTTGCGCTGCAAATAGGTATGGAACCCCATTGCGCCTAGGCCCAGGGCACGTTCCTGCGTAGCTGAATAGACAGCTTTGCGTAACTCTTTAGGTGCGTGGAAGCAGAAGAATGAGATCACGTTATCAAGCATGGTGATAAGGTCAGCCACCATTGTGGTGTCCTTCCATTCATCGTAGTGTTCAAGGTTAACCGAAGACAGACAACAAACTGCGGTGCGGTCTTCAGAAGT